GTACAGCGATGGTTGAAAGAAGTTATCATCCCACGGGTTGCGTCCCTTGCACTTCTCCTCTAGGGCATCCTTAATATAATCACGGCATGAGTGTCGCGTACCTGAGTACGGTACTATCATCACTGGCCGCTTGCATATCTTACGACACACACCAATCTCTAACAGTTGTCTTGCCATCAACGTGCCTTCCTTCTCTAACAACGCTGTCGTTCTTTTTGCGACATCGGAGTAAATGTCCTGCGGCACTGTATTGGGGGTGAGGTTTACTGCTCGACCCCCTTCAGCGTCCCGTAGCATCGCTGAGAGGTGTTGCAGACCGTTACAGCTACCATCACTAGCGCACGGCAAACGTGTCTCATACGGCTCTCCTGAAGCTTTAGCGGTATTGTACTCTGCCCACTCTTTGCACCATGCTAATGCTTGCCACGGTTTATCTGCTTCTTGCCACCACTTGTTACCTAGCGGATCAGACAATACAGCTTTAGCGTTCTCCACATTCATGTAAGCCCATAACTCTCTGTCCTCTAAGCTGACTTTATCAACCCCAAAGACATTAGCACCATGTATAGCTAACCACCGTGCGTCCTCGGCATTGTCCATAGTAGCTGGGGTGCTAAACTCTAGTAGTGCTTTGGAGTAGTCAGCATTCTGCGGTGACAGGAAGCTCTCGACTGGGTACTTGCGTCCCCTGAAGTCTAGCTGCCAGACAAACCAGAAGTTATCATGCTCGGTGTATTCTTCTGCTAACTGTATCGTGCGCTCTACTTGTATGCGTCTGCTCATGTTGCGAGCGTTCTCGCTGTAGATAGCATTACGTCTAGCCTTGAACTCTTTGAACGCAGGTTGTTGATCTTCTCGTAACTCTTTAGGCTCAACGTCAAAGGGATACGGAGGTACGTCTATGTTTTCTCTGGCGGGTAGACCTTCCCATAACTGCCCACTCTCCCAAGCTGTACGTAATACATCACAGACAAAGGCATTGATGCGCCAAGGTGTTTTCTGTAGAGCATTGACGCACTTGTACTCGACACTAACGTCTTGCTCGTTGAACTTGTCAATGTATTCTTTAACGTGTTGTTTCATAGTCCATGCACCCTCAGAAATGGTTTCTCGTTAATGTGGTCGCTGTAGTAACCACCACCAAAGAAGCTAGTCCAAGGCTTAGGCTCAATGATACAGGGTGAGTAACGTGGTAAGTTGCTCTGGTTTGTTCCGTTAAAGGCTTTGATCCACTCTAACGTCTCCTCGGTGGCCTGTAAGTAGGCTACTGACTTTCTTCGTTGGTACTCTTTGCGTATCTTAACGATACCTGTCTCTCTTATAACCAAATCTATCAGTCGTAGACCTACTGTTATTCGATCTGTGTCTGACCAACGTGGTATCTCAATGCCATCGAGCTTCATCTTATGGTTAAGGCCGTGTCGCTTGTGGTCAAAACCTTTATCACTCTTTGTGTTAGCAGCTTTAATCATGTTACCCGCCGTCTGACGATCTAACTTAAGCCACTTGTCGAGTCTCTTTTGTGTTTCAATGTTGACCCCCACCAATCTTGCTACGTTGAGCAGAGGCACGTTGCTTGCTACCTTATCAACGACTGAGATCAGGGTAAGGAATGCAGCCTGCTCAGGTTTGATACTTTGTAAAAGTTTGTATGAGATGTCTCTGTTGTTGCGTTTAGTTTTTGCTAGCTTTGCGATTGCATCTGCTAGCGGTTCACACACTCCACTGATGATAGCTCTACCGTGTAGTGTTTTACTACTCAGGTCTTTGCCAACCATCTCGTTAAGTTGTTTGTTGTAACGATCTATACCTGATTGAAGCATCAAATATTCTAGGTCAAGTTGTTCCTGCATTGTAGCCATGTCGAACCCTCTTGTTGGGACATGAATCGGAGTATATGTGGCGCTACTCATAACTTCCTACGCTAGCGGAGGCAATGGTACACCAGATTAGCCTTTTATTGTGTGGATTATTTTGTGGGTATCTCTTCCTGAACTCCTGTGTTATCGCTAACTGTTTTGTTAGTGTAACTGATCTCAACTGCGCCTCCAAGCCAGCCGAAGTATACGTCTCGACCATACCGTTGTTTTTCTGTCTTAAAGCTAGGTATTAAAACACTCTTTAAATACTTAAGCTTTAAGTATGTACTATTCCAAGCTAGATAGACCTCAAACCTACCCAACTTAAAGAAAACCTTCCTAGTTTTACTATCAAACTTAGGAGAATGTCTACATTTATTCATTTTACACGCTTTTTTATTCATATTTTGCCCCTCCTGTCAAACTGTTTGCGCTGTCGTAGTAACTTTGGCATAGAAAATTGTCAATAACTGATCCACTTTGAATCATCTTTTTTGCTTGACTTGAATCCTGAATCCAAAAACGCCTGTGTATAAGTTTAATTAAACTCTACTTGAGGTTCATACACCTCATCAGTCACATTGTAATAACTATGCTCACCAGTCAATGAGTTATACATTTGCTGATACGTCTTACCTCCCCACTCTATCGGCTCCTCTTCAGTAGGCCGCCAGCTTTTGCGTATCTCATCCTCGTCATAGTGGTGCTGCTCCTGCTTGTTAAAGATTAAATCATAGTTCGCATCGAACTTTGCCTTATTAGTTGGACGTTGTTTGCTACCTTTACCGTTCATAATAACCTACCTTTTCTACTTCATCTTGATATGCTTTAAGATACTCATCACCGCCAATCTTAATAAAGGTTCTGATTAAGTTAGCTTCTGTTTCACCTTTGGTATAGACACTATAATCATCGCTCATAGCGTACCACCAATCAACCTCTTTTAGTCTTTCTTTAAATTCCTCTAGGGAGGGTAGTGTTATGCTGCGTAGTACCATTAGTCATCACCTCTATTCATTTCGTTTATATTATCTAGCACGGCCTTGGGCTTATGGCCCATCCTTACGCATCCAGCGATAGTAGTAAACCGTCCCCTTCTCGTTCTTTCGCATCTCCATATCAACTAGATAATCGGGGCCAATAGGTACGCCATGAGCGTGAATCAGCTTTAAATAGGCTTCCGCTGACTTGCCGCTAGTTGCTAATATCTCTTCGCCTGTTATCTCTGCCTCTCCGTCCCAGCTCATATATGCCCCTCTATTTCCTCATAGTATTTAATCACTATGTCAAAAGCCTCAATGTCCATTCGCTCCATTAAATACTCTCGCATTTCTCTCAGCTCTTGTACTACTAGAGCGTCTAGGCAGTCTTGAGTGACCTCTGTTTTAATAGTTTTCTCGTTCATATTAGTTCTCACTTTTGATTGAATAACGCTAGTTGTTACAAACAGGCTTGATGTTTTTATAGTCAGGCCAAACACCCTGGCAGACCATAGAAGCATAATGAGCTGCATCTTCTTTTTCTACTTCGTAGTCACTTGCGCCAACAAACCCAAAGATTAGAAAGAATACAGCAAGGCAAAGAGTTGATTTAGTCATTGTAGTGCTCCTTAGTGTAAGATTAACGAGAAGCCCAGAGTTCTTCAAGTGTACCATCTAAGCCCATAACGTCCTCGTGATATGCCATTGAAACGGTGTCAGATCCCCAAGCACCTTCAACTGTGCGTTTGCGTGTGTTAATCCAGATGTTAGGGCCGCCGTAGGTAACTACTACATTTGCCCCTAAGTAATCACTCTTCCCATTCACGATGTATTCAATATCAAGAAAGTCTGCAAGGTAATCGAAGGCGCTTATGATGTCACCAGGCTGATAATCAGTATCAAAGTAACCACTTTCGATTTCCTCTAGTGTTACTCTTACTCCTTTCTCTAGGTTCTTAACGATTGCTTTAACTTTTGACGTTAAATCTAACGCTGCACCAATGCTTGTAAGTGCTTCCATGGTATTCCCTCTTATTGGTTAGTGATGTTTAAATGGTAGCAACATAGTCGCCATTAGGCAATGTTCCGAACCCAGTTATTTCAGAAGTTGACCAAAATACATCACGGTTGTACTTATCAGCTAACCTTTGCGCTTGTACGTCTGCATCAATTGAGTAGTCGCGCGCTTCTGTGATTGTACCCGCTTCTGTAAAGGCTTTTAAGCGCACACCTTTAGTTGCTGTTTCGCTCATGTACTTAATTTGTATTGCTTTCATTGTATTAAACCTCCAAGGCTATTTGATTATCTAAAAGTAACAAGCCTAGTTTATCGAATTGACTGCCCGAGAAAATGCCATTGTTGTATAGATTCATTAGGCGTTTATCTAAATGCTTAAGCTCTTCGATACTATTAGCCTTCTTGATTAAAGATCTGAATTGTTTATATTCTTCTTTCCAGTTATTCATTATGTTGTGCCTCTTATTGGTTAGTAGTGAGGACATTGTGAGGGATACTTTAGGACATGTCAACCCCCCTAGCGAAAAAAAAAACAAATAAAAACACAAACACAAATACAGACAAAGGAAACAAGAGAGACATTTTATACACTTACTTACTGAATACAGATTAGGAATCTGTTGCTCCGCATACGTAGACAAGGAAACTCTGGCTTTTTTCAGAGTCCTATAATCTTTTACGCCACTGTACGCCACTGTTACGCCACACTTTCTAGAATGTCACAACCACTTACAATGTTAGTTGGTGCTAGGTGTGCGTAGCGCATTGTCATCTTAATATCTGAGTGACCTAACCATTCTTTTACTTTGTAAATATCCATACCACCTTGCACTAAACGTGAAGCACAAGTGTGCCTCCATGTGTGCCAAGTACAGTCATCCAAGTGAAGCTGATTGCGTAACCTAGCCCAAACTCTACGACATGTTGAGTCTTTACTAGGGTGCTTATCAAACTTACGGTTCTGTAAGATTTCATACACTCTATTAGTGACTGGGAGTAGTAAAGGCTTACCATTCTTACGGTCTGGAATGTATACACCCCACCTATTACCTATTGGGTGAAGTGTAGTGTCAAACTTTAACAACTCACTTGCCCTCATACCTGTATCACACGCAACTATAGCCGCATCATGTAGATAATCTTTGCCCCACGATTTCAGAGTCAACAAAATTAACTGCTCCTCATCACTACTAAAGTAACGGAGCTTACCTTCTGTTGGTTTCTGTTTGCGTACCTTTGGCATCTTGGATAATCTATCTTGATCGTATGCTAGACGTAAAGATACGGACACAACATTAAGATACTTGTTGATAGTGCTTGCAGCACTGCCCTTCTGTTTCAATCTAACAATCCAATCATCAAGTTTATTAGTAGTAATGTCCTCGATGCTGGTGTTAGCACCCAACACTCGTCTAGTAGTATTGATTAGGTAAGCGTAAGCATCCTCACTCTTACCACCTCGCCAATACATCTCGTTAGCATTGTCTAAGGCTTCCCCTAAGGTCATACCACTGCTTTGCGTAAGTGATGCTTGCATTGGGATAGGTAGCCCTGCTTGTAGTGCGTGACGTACCTGTGCTTCCCATAACGTAGCTTCTTCGCTGGTGGAGAAAGACTTACGGAACCTCTCACCCTCTGGTGTAGTAACGTATGCTTGCCACCTGTTACCTCTAATCTTAACGCTCATAATCTTATCCTCCTCGCTAACGCTCGACCTTTCTTAGTCACCTCGATAAACTTCTCAATACGTCTATCAGGGTTCTCGTACAGTGAGACAAGCTCGTGATCTACAAGCCACCTCCGCTATGTTGATATGACTTTGCACCTTGAATAGATACAAATCTGAGACTAACTTTTCGAGTCGCTCAATGTACTCACGCTCGGCTGTGTGCACCAGCATGAACCGTAAACAGATGATAGATATTCTATACTGGCTAGAGCAATCTCCTTGAATGCGTCTAGTTCGTAGAGTGCATCGCATATATCTTGCTGCATAGCGAAGTAAGCAATGATAGGCTTCATACCCTCCAAGCCTTTGTCAGTTACTATCTGCCCGATAGACTCGTTATCATAACAATCACGGTATGCTTCTGCGTTGTCGCTAAAACGTGCTACTAGTTCATTACTGTACGTGTAGATCACCCACTGGTGGCTATCGACTAGCTCAGCCAACATGTAATCGAATATAGCGTCATCCGCTTGGTCATGGTCATTATCATTTTGCTCTAGTGCTTCATCGTACAAGTCACTTGCAAGGTCTTTGATTTCTTGATGGTACTGGCTCTCGGTGAATTCTAAGTTTGACATGGTATACGCTCTCTCTGTTGTTGGTGCGTTAGTGTTAAATTAAATGTTAGCTAGTTTTGTTGGTGTTGCTAGTGCTAATTGTGGTAATAGTTGGCAGTTTAACCCTCTCTTAATATGTTGTTATAGTTAGTCTAATGTTGCGCACCAGTCGCCGCAAGCAATTGTATTCCTGCCCTGATTCAGTGGTAGCGAATCAATATAGCGCATCTTATTGCTTAGAATTGCAAAGAACCAGCTTGAAAGCCCGTTTTCTATACAATAGCTAGTACAAACTGCTTGTGTTTTATTTACGCTATCGTCAAAAATGTATTCTTCGCTTGTTGCTAGATTGTATACTTTGTAAGTCATTGTTTAACCCTCTTTGATTGTGTTGATTCTGTCGCATAATTTAATATCTAATCGCATTAGCTCTTTTTCGTTTATTACTTGCCAGTTGTAGAACCTTACTAGCTTGCCTTCTATTCTTTGTAGGTCTTTCAGTGTATCCGTTTTGCTTATTTCTAATGCAAATTGCTGATAGTTTGTCATTGTTTAACCCTCATAGTCATCTGATAAATTAAATTCATTGCGGAAAATTTCTTTCGCTTCGTCTGTCGAATAATCCATATATTTACGTGTGATATATTGATTGTCAACAATATCGGTTATAACTATATAGCCTTGAATTGTGTGCTCTACTGTCATTGTGGTGCCCTCTTGAGTGTCTTTGGCAGTATGCCGTTGACTTGTGATAATTAAAGCAGGGATTTTAGGGGATTGTCAAACGATATTTAATGGTAATAGTTGGCATTAACGAAAAAAATAGATAACAACAAAAACAGACACTAATAGAAACAAGAACGACTAACACCAAAGAATCTAGCAAGCAACAGCGTATTAGTCTGGTGTACGTGTAGGTACTGGCTGCGCCGTCTGTCCATAGTGGCGTGACGTGTGGCGCTTGGCATGGGTGCATGGGGGGAATTTCCAGCCACGCTATATACGTATACCACCTCAGATTTTTTTGCCAAAATGAGACCATATAATAAGACACCTCAAGGACACCTAAAGGCTAAAGTAGCGAAGGTTAACGAAACCTTTAGGCATCCAGAGGAACTACGAGGATCACCTCCTGCGTTGCTTATAAAAGGGTGCTGTGGGTGGTTGTCCCTTAAGAATCCTACAGGCTCCTAAGACTCCCTAAGAGAACCTTAAGGTAATCTTACAGGCTCCTAAGATACCTATAAGTATACCCTATATACTATAGATATATCAAAGGGGGGGAGGGGGTCTTAGTCTTAAGGGTACATTAAGGAATTAGTTAAGGAGATCAAGGACTTGACAGTCCTCTTCTTCTATAGACCCACTAGGGACTAATTCCTGTATATTTACTACCCAAGATTTAGGGATAGCAATGTAAGAACCACCCTCCTCTAACTCTTCATAAGCCTCCTCCAAGGAACCATTAGCGATAATCATAGACCTCATAATGATAACTTTAGTATCATCATTAAGAACAAGGAAGCCTACATCCTCACATATTGCACAATCATGTGTAAGTATCTCTTCAACACTCGTCCAGCTTCCACCGGACTCTTGAGCGTCCTGCCATGTTACTTTTACAATAGGGATGTCTTTTATATCCATGTACTACTCCTGGGTGGTCTATCAACATTGTAACTGTTGCTGAATCTATCTAACTCTTCCACTAACAGTTGGTGTTTTCTTTCTTTCATCTCATCATCAACATCTGCTGCCATCTGTTCTACCCAGTAGGCAACACCCATTGCTAGAGCATCTAGTCTATCGTCATGGGCTAAAGCTCCCCTAGTCTTTGTTATACGAGTCATCTGATAGGTCAGCATGTACCTCTGAGCTTTCTCTGGAGGATGATGC